GGCGGCGATAGAAGAATATACAAAAAAAGCCGGACAAAGGTTGGCTCGAGAGCTTTTATGTAGACATCCGATGCCGTGGAGAGCGATTGTAGGTAGGATAATAAACGGTGAACTGATATACGGCATTATCTAAGGGAGGTTTAAGATGGTTGAACTGTCAACTATGGGCCACCCGGACTACCGCAAACTCCTGAAAGCAACCCTTATTAGTGTTAAAAAGACAGTTACTTACAACCAGACATACGATAAGGAGGCCACATGATAAACGGATATGTTGAAGTATTCGGTACAGTCTTAAGTGAAAACTTCGTATCAATAAAAGCTGATTGTGGGATTGACAAAGACGTCTGGCTGCCAAAGTCACAGCTTGAAGACTGGCCGGATGTGGGAGAGTCAGGTGAGATTTTAATGACAGAGTGGATGGCCATAAAGAAGGGTTTGATATAACCATTATAAACTAAAGGAGAATTAAATGAACAAATGGACTCCTGACGGAGGGAAGTCGGATAATGAAACCTTTAATCCGGGAAGCAGAATTTATGATTCTGACTACAAGCAATTTTGCTATGAACTCGGTGTTTTACTGGAATCATGGAGTGCCGCTATTGTGTCAGAAAACAACGAGATATCTATTTGCTTTCCTGAAATATCGTCACTTTTTGCAGCAGAAGTACTCAGAAAGAAAAGCGTACACCCACAAGGATGCAAAGGGTTACATGGCCATGCGGCGCGTTTAATAAGAACGTAAGGGTATTAAAAAAGGAGATGAACCATGAAAAAGACAATAGAAGCGATTGAAGAAGAGATTAAGTGGTGGAAGGGGCAACGCGACGGAAGCTTAAATGATTTAAACATTGAGGGCCGGATATTAGGCTTGGGACTTGCTCTTAAAGCTAGACGGCACAATATTGACAGAAAAGAACCGGAAGACCACGTATCAAAAGAAAAAGCCACAAAAGCCGATGATATACCCACAAAAGAAAGAATGATGGAGTCTATTGACAGCTTTCGTGACGCTATTCTGGCAGCTCCTATCGATGATAACACCGAGAAGCTGCTTAATTCGTGTGATAGGTCAGAACAGAGCATTTTAAGGGGCAGGGTTGAAGAGGCGCGGCACAGAATCCTTATGATTGAAGAGATAGTCAAGCCGTTCAACCTTAACAAGGCTCCCGTATCCAAAGAGTGGGTCAAAGGGTTCGTCAGGACAGTCGTAAAAGACACAACGAAAGAGGTCGGGCGTAATGCTCAGGATTGGGCAAATAATTATATTGTTTCGCACTGGAACGCAAGTCACAGAAAAGTAGAAGAACCTCGCCAGTGTTCGTTAGTAAAAAGGGTTGAAAAGCTTGAGGACACTGTTAACCAACCAAGCCCCGATAAGCCTGTGTCCAGAAGGGACGATATGGTACGAGCTGCTAAAGAGTTTCTTAAGGATAAAAACATAAGCCTCTTTGAAAGCGCTACTATTGAGAACTTTCTTTTTACTAACGAGTATGAGTCTTCACGTCCTGAAAAACCGACTGGTCACAGCCTGCCTAAATACAGATGCCACAAGGTCGTTAGGGCGATAAAGATCAAAAAACAGTTTCCCACAAGCTTCGGGTGGGTAGTTGAAGGTGTGTTTGATGAAAAATACTACAGCGTTGGAGTAACTGATGAATATATGGACAAACACAAACCTTATAAGGGCGGCTATTACGTCCTTTATGAAGACGGCTACGAGTCATTTTCACCAGCTAAAGTTTTTGAGGCTGGATATTCGAGGGTAGCCGAACATCCTCCTTGTTCTATAGGAAAGAAAAATGGGTGATAAAAGGGAACCACCATTATGAATAACATCCATCACGCCGAACACGCCGGATGCAGCTTCAATATTGTCCATGAAGACGATCAGGCTGATAATTTCATGATTGACGCCATCAGGTGTGGCATTGTTTGGCCAACATCCGAAGCACCTGGCTATTTCTGCACGATTGGGCGACGTCCGGACTACAACGATCAGCACAAAAAGCCATTGGTTTTATTAACTGAAGGTGAATACGAGCTTCCCAAGGATCTAATTCAAGCTATTTCTGGTCAGGTCACGGTGATGAAGTGTAAGGCGTTCTACACCGACGTCAACGAGAGAACTGTGGTTTTTATTGATGATCTTGAAACATATCTGTCCCGGTTTCACCCGGGATCAACGACAATTGATGCACCGTACCTCAGGGATTGGATCATGGGCGTTCTGTCAGTTCAGCAGTGGATGCACGACAAGTCGCTTGAGTTTATCGAAAATTCCTTGATGTTGAAACAAATAAAGGGTATGGTTCATCCAGACGATAAAGACGAGGCGAACAGAGGCAGGTTATATGCAGTTGATGCTCTCCGGACAGTTCTCGGTAGTTTTGAGTTGCAACCCTGCCCACCAGTTGTTATAAAGAAATCAGGTTACGTTTATACTTAAAGGAGGTATGAAATGCAATTATGCCACGTTAAAGGATGTCAGGAAGTTGCGGCCAAGATAGAGTGGGTCCCACAGTTAGGTGCGCCCCTGTGTCTTTGTGAAAAACACGACTCAATGCCATCGGAAGGCAAAGCAGGGCTTATTATTGATGCCGCCCGTGCCAGAGCAGACTATATCTTGACAATGGAATCCATGATCCATGAACCTTCAGCCTCGGGAGAAAAATTATGACACCATTGGAGCTTGAGATCTTGCTACATTGTTATTCAAAAAGGTCGCCCATCACAAACAGTGAGTATCCGGCACAAATTGAGGCTATTGATTCTTTCTTAAAGATTGGGCTTATCGAAAAATCTCTCGGCGCAAGCAGGGATCAGAATACACCGATTTACTGCGCAACCGAAAAGGGCAATGCCTATGTAGAGACAATACTCAACATGCCATTGAGCCCAAAAAAAGTTCAGTCCAAGCCACCACTCGGCATAATACCCAAAAGGCTTCACATGGAACAGAGAGTAGCCGATTTAGAGGCGGCAATGCTACGACATAACGATGCAGGCATTGAAGTTCCGGGAAAATGGAGACAAGAGCGATATGAAATAAACTGGCTTCTTAACAAGATGGGTCAGGGCAAATGATAAAGATAATCATGGCATTCTTCGGATATGTTAAGATACCGCTTGAGGCCGTGCAGCTTTCCGTAGAGGTCGAACACAGGATGCAGGTTCTTGTAAACGAGTTTCCAGAGAGCAGACATTTAGCTGATATGTTAGAGGGGATAAAACCGTTGACCGAATACTTAAGAAGTTGCAGGCGATTATTATAAGTAGGTGAAACATGGCAGATGGATATGGAATAGTAGATCAAAACCCGACCGGACGCTGGACGTCAAACGAAGTTCTTGACCAAAAGGACCGTGATAAAGCCCAGGAAATGTCTGACAAGAGCCAGTCCAAACCAGAGGTGATATCTCTCGCTGGTCATGTTAGAACGGCTTTCACGCTTGCTATTGACGCAAAACAAACCATCCAAGACGAAATGTTGCGGTCGCTGAGACAGCGGAATGGCATCTACGAAGCTGATATTCTACAGGCTATTAAAGAGCAGGGTGGCACAGAAATCTACATGATGATAACCGATGTCAAGTGTAGAGCCCTTGAATCATATCTTAAAGACGTCATGCTCCCCATCGGTGAAGCACCTTTTCACCTTGAAGCAACACCCATTCCGGACGTACCGCCAGAGGTCGCACAGGAAGCATGGATGCAGCTCGGTAAAGAATTAGAGCAAAGGCTCATTCAGGAACATGGTCAATTCCTACCGGAGATGCTGACACCAGAGCTATTAAAGAAAGAGGGAGCGGAGTTAAAGAAGGAGCTGGAAAAACAGCTAAAAGAAATGGCTGATGAAGCCGCTGACGAGATGACCACTGAAATCAACGATGATTTTGTTGAGGGTAAGTGGTATCATGCTATGTCAGAGTTCATCAACGATCTCTCAACATACCCAACAGCTTTTATGGTTGGCCCTATCTATCGAAAAAAGAAATCCCTTGAATGGACGCCAATACCCGGTAGTCAACTCAGCCAGGTTAAAGCGGTTGATAAAATAGTTAAAGAATATGAGCGATTTGATCCGTTCGATGTTTATCCGGCACCGGCCACAAAAAGCATCCAAGAAGGCGATCTCTGTCTTCGCTTGAGGCTCCAACGCAAAGACCTGGTTGCGATGAAAGGAGTTGAGGGATATGACGACGACACGATTGATCAAGTATTATCCCTATACGGGGTGTCAGGGTTCCGTGATTTTATATATTCCGATACAGAGCACGCTGATCTCCTGGACAGACCTAACGAACTACGAGATCCTAATGGCTGGATTGATGGAGTTAAGTTTTATGGGTCCGTGCAAGGGCTCATGCTGAGACAGTGGGGCATGGATCGTGAACAGGTTCCAAATCCGTTCGATGAATACGAGGTTACGGCGATTGTTGTCGGCAACTACGTACTTATGGCTCGCATTAATCACCATCCACTCGGCAAACGAAATATCTATTCAGCAAGCTTTAAGTCTAAAAACGGCTCTGTTTGGGGCCAGGCGCCACCTTATTTAATAAGGGACATCCAGGATTTCTGCAATGCAGCGGCAAGATCCGTTTGTAATAATTTCTCCATAGCTTCGGGCCCACAAGTTGCGGTAAACTCAGAGCGAATGGCAACCGGCACTGATATTAAGGATCTTTTTCCGTGGAAGATATGGGCTTTTAAGAACCCAAAAACGACAGCGAGTGGATCAACAGAAAAACCATTGGATTTCTTTCAGCCACAGTTGATCACAAAAGAGCTGATGGATACATATGATTATTTCTTTAAACAGGGCTCTGAGATAACGGGTATTCCAGCTTATACGTCTGAAAATCTTCGTGGAGCAGGATCTACAGCCCGTGGACTCGCAATGCTTCGCAACGATGCAGCGCGCGGCGTACGCTCAGTTTCAAGGAATATTGATGAGGGCGTTATCGCACCATCAGTCGAAGAACACAGGTTGGCGATTATCATGGAAGACCCGACAAAAGCAAAGGGCGATGCCAAGGT